GGGCGGCCAAGGCCAAGGCCAGCCGGGAGCAAAAGGAGGCCGCAGAGCGCCATCTGGCCGCCTTGGAGCGGGAGCTACGGGACGCCAAGGCCCGCGCCTCCAGCCTAGCCGCCGAGCGGGTCAAGCTGCTCTCCCAACTGGAGGTCGTCGAGGCGCTGGACGTCCGCTCCGAGCAGGTGAAGAAGCGGCTCGCATGGCTCTCCCCCTCGGCCCCTAGCAAGGGGCATCGGGCGACCCTGACGCTGATGGTCTCGGACACGCACTTCGACGAGGTCGTGGACCCCGCCGAGGTCCAGGATGCCAACGCCTACAACCGCGCCATCGCCGAGCAGCGCCTCCGCCGCACGTTCGAGGGCGGGGTCCGGCTGGCGAAGCACTACCTGTCCGGCGTGACCTACGACGGCTGCGTGCTGCTGCTCGGGGGCGACATCTTCAGCGGGAACATCCACGAGGAGCTTGCCCGGACCAACGCGGACACGATCTTCGGCTCCTTCCTCTACTGGATGGACCCGATGCTGGCGGGCATCGAGCTGCTGGTCAAGGAGTTCGGGCGGGCTCACATCGTCGCAGTGGTGGGGAACCACGGGCGGATGTCCCGCAAGCCCATCGCCAAGCAGCGGGCGCTCGACAACCTGGACTACCTGTTCTACCGGACGCTGCACAAGCTCGCGCAGCGCGACGGCCGGATGGCGGAGCGGGTGACGTGGGAGGTGCCGCGCTCGCCAGACGCGAACTTCTCCATCTACTCCGTGAAGTACCAGCTCACCCACGGCGACCAGTTCAAGGGCGGCAGCGGCATCAGCGGCCTCATGGCCCCGCTCGCGCTCGGCCAGCACCGCAAGTCCAGGCGGCAGGCTCTCATCGGCAAGCCCTACGACTACCTCGTGCACGGGCACTGGCACCAGCAGACCGCGTGGAAGCAGATCATCGGCTCCGGCTCTCTGAAGGGCTACGACGAGTTCGCCTTCGTGAACAACTGGGACTTCGAGGTGCCGCAGCAGCCGCTCTGGATCACCACGCCCGAGCGCGGCATCACCTTCAGCGCCCCGGTCTTCTCGATGGACAGGAAAGAGGAGGGCTGGTGATGCTGCGCGTAGAGGTCATCCTCGACCCGGCCAGCGGAGGCCCGGACGAGACCATCGCCCACGTGAGAATCGTGAACGACGGGACCGGCTCGGCGGTGTTCGGCAACTACTACGCGGACGTGGTGGAGAACGGGCGGCGCAGGCGGGTCAAGGTCGCTAGGTTCCCGCGAGCGTCCGGCGCTCTCGCGCTGGTCCGTGCCGTGCTGGAGAGAGCCAAGGTATGAACGGGCGCATCCAGAAGTCCGTCCGCCTCCCCTTCGGCTACGTCGTCCACATCGAGTTCGTGGACGAGCCGAAGATGCGAGACGAGGCGGACTGCGACCATGAGGACCTGACCCCGGACGGGCTGTGGGACGACGAGACGCGCACCATCTGGATCATGCAGAACCTGCCGACGAAGCGCCTCCGCTACGTCCTGGCCCACGAGCTTCACCACGCCATCGTCGACTACCTGCACCACCTCTTCAACGAAGGAGCCGCCTGCCCATGAGTGACCCGACGTTCTTTGACGCCTTCGCCAACTTCCAGACGCTCGTCGCCGACCTGCTGCTCAAGAAGGCCGTCGAGAAGGGCTACTCGGGTGGCGGAAAGGCTGGCGGGCGCAAGCTCATCGACTTCGTCGCCGAGGAGATCGCGGACGGGGATGGTCACGCGCTCGGCGAGATCGTCTACAAAGCCCGGCGCTACAAGAACAAGCGCAATCCTGAAGACCTCGTGAAGGTGGCTGCGTGGGCGTTCCTGGCTTGGGACCGTAACGAGCGCCGTGCTACGCTCGCTGCGGAGGAGGCGGAGGAGGAGGATGCGGCGCAGCGACCTTGAGCTGGCGCGGCGAGAGTCGCCCTTCGTCGTCTTCCGGTTCCCTACACCTCACGCAGAGGTGGTCCTGGGGGGCATCCCGTGGTCCGTCCTGCGAGACAAGGACTCGTTCCTCGTCGTCGACACGGACACGCGGCGCATCGTCTCCGAGCACGAAGCTGAGCCGGAGGCCGTCCGCGCGCTGACCATCCTCCACGCCGAGCACGCCGAGCGCCCGTGGGTCGGGGCTGGCGAAGCCCTGATGAATCCGTATCACGACGACAAAGGACGCTTTGCAACGAAGGGTGGGGGAGGCGGCGGCTCAGCGGCGATGGGCGTCCCGTCCCACACCGAGGCCGTCGGCGCTGCCGAGGCCGCTGGCGCGAAGTACGGCTTCTCCGTCAAGGCGAAGTACCTCCCCGGCGAACACCAGCAGGATCACCATGAGGCTAGGCTGCGGCGGTCGGCGCTGCACGTCGCGGCTGCGTCGGACAAGCTGGCCGAGGTCGGACTAGGGGAGGAGCTGAAGGGCCTAGAGGTCACGTTGCTCTCGCGCGGGGCCTCGAAGGGAGCGATCCACCCGAACACCATCGCCGAGTACAAGCAGGGGACGCTCAAGACGGTCCTCGTGAACAGCACCAGCCCCGCGTTCGGGTCGCACTTCAAGGAGTCCCCAGGCTCCAAGTCCACGGACGCCTCCACCCACACCTTCGTCCATGAGGTCGGCCACCGCATCTACGAGAAGTACCGCACCGAGAAGTCGGGCGGGCAGTGGAAGGCGGACCAGGCGCTCATGCACAAGGCGGGCGTCGAAAAGAAGGTCAGCCGCTACGCGCAGGTGCACAGGTGGGAGTTCGTGGCTGAGGTCTTCGCGGGGATGGCTCACGGCAAGAGTTACCCGTCCGAGGTCATGTCGCTCTACGACAAGTGGACCGGGCCGAAGATGCCGAGGCCGAAGGGCGCTCCGCCGTGGGAGCAGCACTTCAATCCTAACCACGACCAGCGAGGGCGCTTCGCAACGGGCGGGGGCGGGAGCGGAGTCGCTGAGGTGGCGCACTTCGAGCTGGCCCGCTTCGACGCCAACCAGCCTCGCGCACCACGAGGCTCCACCATCGGCGGCCAGTGGGTGTCGGCGGTGTCTGGTCCCATCCCCACCACCGCAGTCGACGCGCAGGGCATGAAGAAGGTCGGCGGCAAGCTCGGCGGGTCAAGCGATGGTGGGCAGTACATCGACGCCGACGGCAACGCTTGGTACGTCAAGACCGCGTCTTCTCCAGAAGCGGCTCGCCAGGAGGCCCTCGCTGCCCGGCTGTACCGCCTCACTGGGGCGGAGACGGCAGAGGTTCATCTCGGCGTGGACGCGAACGGCAATCCGGCCGTCGCCTCCAAGCTGGTCCCGACAGAGGGTGCGGCTGGACCCGGTCACCCTGGCGCTCTGGAGAACTTCGCCGCAGACGCATGGCTGGCGAACTGGGACGTGGCCGGTCAGTCTCACGACAACCTGCTGGTCTCGAACGGCAAGGCCGTCCGCATGGACATGGGCGGGGCGCTGGAGTTCCGGGCGCAGGGCAAGCCGAAGTACGGCGGCCTCCCGAACGAGGTCTCCGAGATGAACACCCTGCGCGACCCAGGCGTCAACGCTCAGACCGCTGCCGTGTTCGGCGGCATGAGCAAGGGTCAGATCCTCGACTCCATCGGACGTCTGGAGAAGGTCTCCGACGCCGACATCAACGCAGCGTTCGACGGGCTCGGGTTCCCCCCGGCGAAGAGGGCGGCGCTTGCTGCCACCATCATCGCCCGCAAGAACTACCTGCTCGACATCCGATCCGCAGAGCTGAAGGCGAAGGCCGCAGGCCCGCAGAAGGACTACAGCGGCAAGCTCTACAAGGGCGACGACCCGATCCCGTTCAAGGACAACCGCTCGCACCTGCTTCAGGACCCGGCGAACCAGTCGCGTCCGCCGCTGATTCCTAGCGGCCCGCAGCTCAGGGCCTTGCGCGAGGCCGGTAGCTTCGACCACTCGCCTTCGTCGTGGGATGCCCCGGACCACCCGAGGCCGGACGACTACGGCGTGCCGACCAACCCGAACTCGGCCGAGTACAAGCGGCTGGCGCAGGCTGGCCGGTCCATGCTCAACGACTGGTCCGGCGACGCGCAGAGCAAGGGCGCGACGCTCATCAAGAGAGCGGCTGGCCGCGTCTTCAACGCGAACGGCATCGCCTACAACGACAGCTACAAGCAGGAGTCGGAGCAGGAGCGGTGGGACAACGACCGCGTCGTCCGCATGATCTACAAGGACACCCAGTATCGGCTCCACGAAGCTGGCGTGACTGCGGACGACCGTGTGCACCTGTTCCGTGGGGTGAAGGGAACCGTCACGACCCCTGGAATCCTTGAGGGGCACTCCGCGAAGCTCTCCAAGGCTAAGGACTTCGCGGGGTCTAGCGGGCAGGTCTTCGACCGGGCCGTCCATCCGAGCGAGATATTCGTGGACCACCGCTCCGCGATGTGGAACGACGGGTTCGACTACGAGCGCGAGTACCTTGTGTTCGCTGGCGGCTTTGGGGCACCGGCCACCAAGACGAAGGTGATGCCTGGCGGCGTCAAGTCGGCGGTGAAGACGATCAACACCTACCAGCAGAACAGCTCGCTCATCCCCGGACTCGCCGGAACGTCGGGGGCGAAGACCTACACGCCGCCGACCGCAGCGACGCCCGCTATCGCCAAGCCAGCCGCACCAGCGGCAGCGCCGACGGCCTACACCATTAGCCCCGCAGCGATCAAGGCGGCGTCTGCGCCAGCCCTCTCGCCCGCCGATGCCTCTCTTGTCGCGGCGATCAAGGCCACGAAGCCGAAGAAGACCTACGCGAAGGTGACGGACGCAGCCATCGTCAAGGTCAAGGAGATGCACATCAGCGGGTCCAAGTTCACGGCTATCGCCAAGGAAACCGGCCTGTCGAACGGCGTCATCGTCGGCATCCTTCAGGGCTCCTCCAAGAAGTACGCTCAGACCGGCCCGAGGCTCCCTGGCATGGCGAAGAAGCTCGGCATCTCGCCCGATGTCTTCTCCAAGATCAAGGCGGCGGCGGTCATCGGGAAGGTCCCGCTCGACGTGATCGCAAAGCAGTACGGCATCCCGGTGTGGAAGGTCCAGGCCGTCGCCTACTCGAAGAAGAAGGGCACCTAGATGTTCATCAGGAACTCGATGTCGCGCGAGCGCGTGCCGCTCATGGAGTACGTTCCTGAGAACGACGAGGACCGTGCGCTCATCAGGCAGTGGCAGCTAGAGGGCACGATTCCAGACGAGGCCCCGGACAGCGGGCAGAGCATCAAGCCGCCGTCCATCGTCGAGCTGGCTGGAGTGGAGATCGGGGACGTCTGGACGCTGTCCCAGTCCTGCACCGAGCTGTTCGCACTGCCGCTGTCGGTGCGCGAGGAGTTCCTGCCGGTCATGTCCTGGCTCCACGACATGATGAACGGCGACCCGGTCGACGTGGAGGAGCTTGCCGGAAACGCCCGCGCCGCCATTACGCAGCCATGGGTGAACGGGCTGACCGAGGACACGCAACGGATGCTCGGCGTGCTTTCGACGCTCGATAACGGCGGCCCAGTGCTGAAAGAGCGCCATGCGAATCCGTACCACGATGACCGGGGCCGGTTCGCAAGCAAGGGGGTCTCGTCCTCGTCACTGCCGCTCGACGACTTCGCCAGCATCGCGCAGAAGGTCTACGACGAGTGGGACCAGAGCGACGAAGAGGGGGGCGACCCGGAGCTTGGCTTCGGCGGCATCTGTCAGGACATCGCCGAGGGGATTTCGGGGAAGCTCAACGAGATGGGCGTCGACGCGACGACCGTCTCTGCGACCATCGGCGACCAGCATGTGTGGGTCGTCGCCAAGCTGAACGACGGGGTCTACAGCATCGACATCCCGCCCGGCGTGTACGAGTCGGGCGGCGGCTACAACTGGCAGAAGCTGCCAGGCGTCCAGTTCAGCAAGGACCACATCGTCGTCGACCGGCTTAGCTCCAACCCGGACGACTTCGACCAGTACACCGAGGAAGCCTTCGCCAACCCATATCACGACGACGCCGGTCGGTTCACCTCGAAAACTGGAGCGGACGGAGTAGCCTTCGCCAACAAGCTCGGGGGCGCAGTCGGGCAGCGGGCTTGCCTGTCCGCGATCCGCAAGGCTGGCCTCGAAGGGAACGAGCGGTTGGTCATGCACGGGACCGGGGCCTCGGCTCTCCCCTCCATCGCGTCTAGCGGGCTGCGCCCGGCGCAGGGAGCATGGGTGACGGACCCGAAGGCGGTCCACTTCACCACCAACGGGATCGAGGCGGTGTCCAGTGGGAGCGTCGCTGAGCTGAAGGCCAGCGGGAAACAGAACGGCGTCATCCTCGTCGCACGACGGTCCTCGCTTGCTCTAGCTTCAGGACGGCGCTCGCTCATGGCCGTAGGGACCGTCCCACCGTCCGACCTGTTCATCCTCAAGAAGAACGGGAAGCTCGCGCGGCTGTCGCGGGCCGAGCAGCACGCCAACCCCTACCACGACAAGCGCGGGCGCTTTACGACGGGCGGAGGCGGAGGCGCGTGGAACCCAACAGACAGCCAGCGTGAGGCGCTGTATGAGTGGCAGGACGACTTCATGGTCGCCGACGAGTTCCGGTCGATGGACGCAGGCAAGACTGAGCCGACCGCTCAGTTTCAAGAGCTGAAGTCGATGATCGAGTCTGCCCCGCGCTTTGACGGCCCCGTGTACCGAGGGCTGAGCGGCGTGGTGTCGAGGGACATGGCGTTCTTGCGCGGTAGCGTTGTTCAGGTACACGGAATGTCGTCTGGCAGCACGAGCTATCAGATGGCGGCCGGTTTTGCCGGAAGAACGCTGGACCTCGATGGCCCGGTCCCGACGATCAGGGACGCCCCAAAGGGAAGCTCGGTCGTGCTTGTGTTCGAGGGCGGGTCTCGTCACAAGGCAGACATAAGAAGCGCATCTCAGGGCGAGAACGTAGACATGTCGGAGATCATCATTCAGAAGTCCAAGTGGAAGGTTAGAAGCGCCAGGACGGTCGGTGACGTTCTGGAGGTGGTGCTGCGTGAGCATGCGACTCGCTGAGGCGCGGTTCATCGGAGACCGGGATATCAGTACCGGGCTCCTCGTCGTCATCCCTCCTCGCCCGGAGGCCCACTTCAACCCGAACCACGCTGTCGGCTATCAACGACACTTCAACCCCTACCATGACGACAGGGGCAGGTTCGCGCCGAAGGCTGGCGGTGCGGGAGGCGCGGCCCCGATCATGGCGGAGCCGACCGTCCCACCCGCCGTCGGTCCTCCGTACTCCCCGGACCCCACGGAGGACGCCGATGGGGACGGCGTGACCGACCGCGCCGTCGTCGGTGTAGCTGCCAACGAGGTCCCACCACCACCGGCCCACGTACCGCGCCTGCCGAACCTCACTGCGGACGAGCGCGCCGTCGAGTCGTCCTTCGCCGACAAGTACGAGGCCGACCCGGACGGCATGGCGAAGCAGTACCTAGACGACGTGAAGAGCGGTCGCGCGAACGCCGACGGGACCAACATCTTCGGCACGGACGACACGAAGTACCTCGCGGGGTTTGGCGGCGACAAGGACAAGGCCGCCCAGTACAACACGGCCATCCATCAGACGGCGAACGCGATAGCAAAGCGGGCCTTCGTGATGCGGCTGGACGAGCTGAAGGACGCTCCAGAGGAGCAGCGGACGGTCCTAGTGACGGCGGGCGGCTGCGCGGCTGGCAAGGGCTACGCGCTCGGCAAGGTGCGCGAGACGCAGTCGATGGCGGCGAAGGTCGGAGCCGTGTGGGACTCGGCTGGCGAGCAGAATGGGACCGAGAACCCCTGGATTCTCGCCGAGTGCGCCAAGCGCAACATCAGGGTCGCCTTCGTCTACGTCCACGCGGACCCGGCCTCGGCCTACAAGCGGGCCATCAGCAGGGCGAACGAGAAGGGGCGCATGATCGACGCTCGCGTCTTCGCGGACTCCTACGCCATCGGCGGCCGGAACTTCCACCAGTTCATGCGCCGCAACGCGCAGAACCCGCTGGCGAGCTTCCACGTTATCGACGCCGAGCGCCCGGCCCCGGCGAGGGTCGCAACGCTCCCGCGCCGGGCCTACACGATGCGCTCCAGGCCGCTGTGGAAGAAGGCGCTCGACACCACGAGCGCCATGCAGGGGCAACTGAAGCCGTCCGTGATTCGCGGCGCGGTCGCTGGCACGCGCATCTGGGGCTCCAATGGTTGATATCAAGCAGCTCGGGGAAGAGATAGCCGAGGGCATGGCTGCGGCCATGCGCGACGGCGACCCGAAGGAGTGGGACGACCGCCAGTCGGAACACCAGGCCAGGCTCGCGGCAGAACACGAGGACCCGACGCTGCCGCCAGCGCCAGCCCTGAACGCTGACGGCTCGCTGCGCCGTGGCTACGACCGGCTCTACACCGAGGTTCGGGAGCGCCTTTTCAACCCCTACCATGACGAGCGCGGTCGGTTCACGGGCAAGACGGGCGGCGGCTACATGGCCGTCCGTGGCGGCACTTTTTACGAGACGGACGAGGGCGATATGTGGGGTGGCCGACCCATCACGAGGGGGCGAGAAAAGCAGCAGGCGAACGTGCGGCGGGCCGTCAAGGGCGCGCTCGCCAAGCTCAAGGCGCGTGGCGTTGACGTTGGCGAGGTGAACATCAACTACACGTCGTGGGGGCCGAAAGGCCCGGTGGCCTCTGGCGCTGTCGGCAGCGGAGGCCCAGGCAAGGTCGGCAGAATCAGAATCAACATGGCGAACCCCTGTTGGGGCAATCCGAAGAAGTACGAGGCGGCCCAGGCCAGGGCGAAAATCTGGTCCTCCGACGCGGGAACCGCCGCCATCATCCACGAGGTCGGCCACACCCTGCACCGCGCATCGCACAGGGTGATTAGGGCACGCGTCGACATGGCCGTGGCGAGCAAGGTCAGTTCCTATGCCTGCTCTTCACAGGGCGAGTTCGTGGCCGAGACGTTCGCTGGACTGGTCGCTGGCAAGCGATACCCGAACGAAGTGTTGGGCCTCTACCGACAGCTCGGCGGCCCGCCCGTTGGAGGAAGACGATGACGACGATCTTGTCGCAGTGCGCTGTCTGCAAGCACCTGCGGGACGAGGGTGGGGCCTGCGACGCGTTTCCAGACGGCATCCCGATGGAGGTGATGTTCGGCGATGGCGACCCGTCCGAGCCAGAGAGCTTCAAGCCGCAGTTTGACCATCGCCAGCCGTACCCAGGCGACAACGGGGTGCGGTGGGAGGCGGCAGACCCGGAGCTTGAGCACCCGCTGGCATGAAGAACTCCGGCACCCCCGTCGCGGTGATCCAGACCAAGCGGGAGTACGAGGACCGCGACGTGGAGATGGCGCTCGCCTCGTTCCGCGCGTTGCTGCCGAAGGACCTGCTGATGCTGCTCTCCTTCCACCTGACGGGGATGAACCGGGAGCAGATGTACGGCCGCCTCGTGGTTAGCTTCAACCTCAAGGCTGGCAAGGTCCTCAGCGCCGACTTCGAGCGGAAGACGCACTGGTCCCCTGCCCCCAAAGAATGAAAACATGGTCCGTTTCTTGACCGTCACTCGTAAAGTGCCGTAGCGTAAGGACCAGCAAGGGCGCACTCCCCCGACCGGGGAAACCCCGAGCGAGCGCAGCGGATCGCGCAAGCTCGGGTTTTTTTGTGCCGAGAGGTTGAGGTGAACAAGAGACAGCAGCAGGCGTTCTCCTTCATCGAACAACACGCCTCGGCCACCATGGTCGAGGCCGAACCCGCCGCAGCCTACGAGCAGTTCCAAGCCAGCGTCTCCTACACCGCGAACCCGACCGAGGGATTGGTGTCGGGGCTGGCGAGCGTCTTCGACTCGACGGCATACGGCGCGAAGGGTCCCACCCGCTTCCGGCGCGGGGCCTTCAACGAGAGCCTGTCGCGCAACGGCGGCAAGTTCCCCTTCCTCTGGCAGCACGATGCCTCTAGGCCCATCGGCGTCGTCACCTCGATGGCCGAGACGAGCGAGGGCCTGTCCTTCACCGCCCGGATCTCCAAGACCACGCTCGGAAACGACGTGCGCGAGCTGCTGAAGGACGGGGCGATCACCGGGGTCTCCATCGGCTTCGACGCGGTCCCCAACTCCGTCACCTACGAGAAGCACGGCAACGAGCAGGTGCGCTTCGTCGGCGCGGCGAACCTGCACGAGCTGTCGGTCGTGACCTTCCCCGCCGACAAGAAGGCCCGCGTGCTGACGGTCCACAAGGCGGGCCAGCCTGACGAGACGGTCGCCTCCATGCTCCACGAGAGCTTCGACGAGGAGCAGCGCGGCTACCTGTCCGCCATGCTGAACGCCCTGCTCGACCCCTCCGCCACGGATGGCGAGGAGCTGGCGGGTCGCATGTTCTCCGAGACGAACCTGACCCGGATGAAGGACGCCCTCGCCGCGCTGGTCGAGCTGGTCTCTCGGGCCGATCCTGCTCACGTCGCTGGCGTAGCTAGCGCGATCCAGGTGCCGAAGGACCTCAAGTTCTACGGCGAAGGGCAGGCCGAGGCCGACGAGGAGCGCGAAGCCGCGTCCAAGGCCGTGCAGCAGGCCGTTCAGGAGACCATGAGCCTCCTGATCGCCGCCGAGGTCGAGGCGCAGGCGCGCGGGCTGGATGTCAAGCCATCGTTTGAGACCCTCGCTGCTTCGGCTGTCGTCGAAACGCATGCCGACGACGACGAAGAGGACGACGACGACCCAAAAGCTGACGCCGCAGACGACGAAGAGACCTGCCCGGACTGCGGCAAGCCGATGGACGAGTGCGAGTGCGACGAGGACGAGGACGAAGAGGACGAGGACGAGGACGGTGGCGAGGGGCACATGAACCCCTACCACGACAAGGGCAGCGGCCGTTTCACCACGAAGGGCGGCGGTGGCGGCGGGACGATCACTGTTGTTCCTGCCGCCAAGCTCGGTGCCGGTCGGGAGGCCGTTCTCACGAAGGCCGGGTTCAAGAAGGACGCGAAGGGCAACTACGTCGCCGCCGACAATGACAAGGCCCAGTACGCGGCGACCGTCGCCACTCAGGGGACCCTGCACGACATCAAGATCAACCCAGGCAAAGCGGCGGGCGGCAGCGCCCCACCGGTCGTGGGGTCTTCCTCTGGACCATCGTGGGCCAAGCGACCGCTGTACAGCAGGTACACCGAGGCCGGGAACCCGCATCCGGATTCTGTTAGCACGGAGATCGGAAGCCTCAAGAGCTGGCACACCTTCGCTGGAGGGACGAGTGCGGCGGCCGGAAAGCACTCGTATCAATACCCGCTGACGAATCGCCATGGCGAGCACGTCGGCGACTACCACATCAGCCCGTTCACCACTAAGACCGGACGACACGCGGGATACTCGCTCAAGTTCACGGACAAGGAAGCCCGTCTCGGCAAGGGGCTGTGGCACGACGTCGGCACGTTCCGCTCTCCGCAAAAGGCGGCGAAGGCCGCGCTTTCTCACGCGGATTCGAACGGCGCAAAGTGGAACTCTCCGCCCTATAACCGATTCTCCTGATGAGCGATCTCCTCTCCGCCGTCCGCGAGCGCCTGATGAACCCCTACCATGACTCGAAGTCCGGCAAGTTCACCACGAAGGGCGGCGGGATGGGAGGGGCGGTTCCTTCTTTGGGAGCGTACCGCGACGCGATCTACAGGGCGCGGACGGGCCAGCTCAACAAGGCGCGGGCTGCCGCTTCCGACCGGCTCGCTTTTCCGGGCGGCATGGATGCGTCCGAGCTGAGCAAGGGACACGGAGACTACAACCCGCCATACGCGGACGCTGAGGCCCCCGGCGTCGAGTCCAGAAACTCAGGCTACGGCTTCTACGGGACGGTTCGCAACGCCGAGCGCGGCGGAGCGCCGCAGGCGACCGGGGGAACGGAGCGCAGCAAGTCGGCCGACCAGAAGTTCGCTGCAGCCCGAAAGATGGTGCAGGACCAGTACGGCACCTCCGGCGCTGACGCCCGCGACTTCCTCGACAGCCAGGCCGGACGCCACATCGCCGAGTACGTGCTGGAGAGTCCAGCCGCGAAGCGCAGCGTGGTGTCGACGCTGAAAGAGAAGTGGGTCGCCAAGGCCGTGAAGAGCCACGTTGCCACGTCCGCCTCCTATCGCACCAAGGCGACGCGCGGCCAGCACGCCGTCGACGCCGCCAGCGAGAACCTCAACGCCATGGTCTCGGTCGAGGTGGTCGAAGAGGTCTGCCCGTCCTGTGCGGAGCTGATGCGGAAGCGGGGCTGGACGCACCTCTCGGCGCTCGCGCTGATCGAGGCGCTGTCCGAGTCCGAGGTCGAGACCGAGCAGCACGCCGGGGGCATCCCCGCGAAGCTCTGCTCTCGCTTTGCTGGTCTACAGCACCCGTTCACGGCTTGCATGGCGTGGGCGCAGGGGAAGGGTCTCGGGGAAGGGTTCTGCGCGGCGCTCGTGAAGAAGTGCACCGGCCACTGGCCGGGGCAGGCCAAGGGCAAGAAGGCCGAAGGCCACATGAACCCGTACCACGACAAAGGAACGGGCAAGTTCACATCGAAGGGTGGGGGCGCAGGCAGCGCAGCGCCCGCCTCGCCCTCTGGCCCCGGAGAGAAAGTCAAGATCAAGGCGGCCGACGGCGGGACGATCTCGTACAACGACCATCCCGCCACCGCTCGCTTTGCAAAGGCACTCGCGGCTGGAATCGACTCGCCAGAGTTCACGTCGAAGTACCAGCACTACAGTTCGGGCGGGGCATCGGTCGATACGGTCCTCGGCCATGGCCGGATGCAGCGACAGTCGCTCTACGAACCGAAGGCGCTGTCGAAGGACGTTTTTCACGTCACCACTCAGGTCGGCGGCGGCGGCCCGAAGAAGACGTGGATTCGTAGGTCTACCAGTGACGAGATGCGTTTTCACGAGTAGCCGTTTCGTAACCGTGCGCGGGTTGTCCGCGCCTTTTTAGGAGGGGACACAGATGTCTCAGCTTCAGAGCCAGCTCAAAGAAGCCCGCGACGGCATGGGGAAGGCTCTCTCGTTCATGCGGGAGAAGGCACTTGCCATGACGGAAGCGGCGAAGAAGGGGGAAGCCACCAGCGACCTCCAGAACGAGTACAACAGCGCCAGCGCCGACTTCGAGAAGTTCAAGTCGACGGCCGACAGCCTGGAGACCGTCATCCGCCGCGAGGCGGAGATGAACGTCGTGGTGAACGCCATCGACGCGAAGGGCGAGGAGAAGCACGCGGACCCCGCCGAGGTGGAGAAGAACCGCAAGGCGGCCGTCCGCGAGACCTTCATGGCGTACCTGCGCGGCGGCGAGCGCAGCGGGGAGTACCACGCGGCCGTCGAGAAGCTCAGCGGCCTCGGGCCGTCCGAGAAGCACGCGCTGCTCGGCACGCAGGGCACGCTCGGTGGCTTCCTGGTCCCCGAGGACTTCCGGGCCGAGGTGGTCCGCAACATGGCGGGCTACGCGGTCGTGCGCGGCGCGGGCGCTCGCGTCGTCCCGACCAACAGCTCGACGCTGGTCTTCCCGTCCATCGCTGGCGGGACCGACCCGTACTCCAGCGGCGTCTCCGGCTCGTGGAGGGCTGAGGGGTCGCAGGGCACCGATGGCACCGCCCCGGCGCAGCAGAACCAGCCGACGTTCGGCCAGGAGCGCGTGCCGGTGCACGTCTGGCAGCCCGCAGCCATCGTGGTGACCCGCGAGCTGATGCTCGACTCCGCCGTGAACCTCGACAGCATGATCGCGCAGCTCATCGCCGAGACGAAGGCGCTGGACGAGGACGCGGCGTTCATCAAGGGCGACGGTGTCGGCCGTCCGCGCGGCATCCTCGACTACTCGGCGACGGCTGGCTCGGCTGGCACGGCGCTGACCATCGCCAACGTCAAGAGCGGCAGCAACGGTGGCGTGCAGTACAACCAGCTCATCGACATGATGCAGACGCTCCCGGCGCAGTACCGCCAGCGGGCCGTCTGGATCACCAACTCGGCCACCTTCGGGAAGATCCTCCAGCTCAAGGACTCCAGCCAGGCCCCGCTGCTGTACAGCGGGTCCATCCCCGACTCGCTGTTCGGCCACCGCGTGTTCTTCTCCGAGCACGTCCCGGCTCCGTCCACCGGCACCAACTCGATCATCTTCGGCGACCTCAACTACTACTGCGTCGCCGAGCGGACGGACCTGCGGGTCCAGAGGCTCGAAGAGCGGTTCGCTCCGAACGTGGCGTTCCTGCCGACGGCCCGCCTCGGCGGTGCCGTGCTGCGGTGCCCCGCGTTCGTGATCCAGAACCTCGCGGCGTAGTCGCGGCCTGAAGACCGGGCCGGTAGCGTAGGCGGGAGAGGCGCTACCGGCCCGAACACAACGCTCTCCCTGAAACCCGGCGAGACCGGTCTCAGACCCGCTCGTCGGCACGAAAGGAGATACGTACCATGGCGCAGCCCGCAGGAGTAGGGTCGGCTGTCAACCGCGACCTGAACACCGTCATCCGCATCGTCCCGGCTCTGGTTCCCGCCGTCAAGACGGCGACCGCGACCGGCCTGGACATCAACCTCAAGAAGTACGAGTCGGCCGTCTTCAACATCGCCATCGGCGCGAACGGCGACACCTGGAGCACCTCGGTCTACCAGACCTGGAAGTTCCAGCACGCCGACGACAACGGCTCCGGCGCGGCCGGGTCCTACGCCGACTGCGCAGCGGCGGACCTGATCGACGACCAGACCTCCAACAAGCTGACGACCGGCACCATCGTGATGAACGGCACGACGTACCAGAACGCCGTCTACCAGATCGGCTACATCGGCGGCAAGCAGTGGGTCCGCGTGCAGATGCTCACCACCGGCACGCACACCACGGGCACCCCGGTGGCGGCGACCGTCATCAAGGGACACGCTCGGGTCAACCCGGCCTGAGTGAGCTTCTAGGGGCGGGGGCCTAGCTCCCGCCCCGGTTCACGACCATGGCGGTCGCTGCTGCCTCGAACGCGCTCGTCACGGCGACGGAGGCGATGGCGGTTCTCGGGACCGGCACCCTGACGGGTGACGACCTCGACAACCTCCAGCGCCAAATCAACTCCGCCAGCCGAAGGATCGAGGACTACCTCGGCGTCCCGACCATCACGAAGTACGTCATCGAGTACCACTACGGCGGCTGCAAGGCGCTCTTCCTCTACAACTACCCGACCGTCATGGTCCTCAGCATCGGCGACCCCGCAGGGAACTACGTCGTCTCGTCCGACTACTTCGCCGAACAGGAGAAGGGCAAGCTCATCCACTTCGGCCGGTTTTGGGTCGCGCAGACCTCGCAGGGCCAGCCGACGCGGTGGGAGGTGAAACAGGTCGCCGGATGGTGGGCGGGGAACCGCAAGCTCACCGGCAGCGCCGGGTCTGGCACCTTCGCTGTCGGCAACGGCATCTACGTCGGTGCGTCCTGGGCCGCAGCCACGAAGAAGGCGGTCGTGACGGCCGTGGGCGGCACCGAGGCCGCTCCGCAGTTGACCTACTGCCTCGTCGGTGTCTCGGACTTCTCGGTGTCGGACGTCATCAAGCAGTACATCTTCTCGACCACCTACTCGGGCAGCACCTACTCGCTCGGCACCGATGGCGCGGCGACCTGTACGGCGGCTGCGCCAGCGGACACGACCGACAACGTGCCCGAGAGCGTGAAGCGGGCCTGCTACGCGCTGGTCTCTCAGCAGCGCGAGATCCTGACGCCGGACGCGAACTCGGTCAGCGTCGGCTCGCTCTCCATCAGCTACGGAGGCGGGAGTTCGGCGGCTGGCAGCGGTGGCGTGCTGGAGATGCCGAACGACGTGGCGGCCATGCTCGGTGAGTACCGGGGGAACATCCTCTGATGGCTTCGATCCCTGCCGGAATCCGCCAGCACATGACCGAGACGGTCACGGTGAAGACCCTCACCACCACCGACGCCTACGGGAACGCCGTGCTCTCGACTGCCGCGACCGCCAAGGCCCGCATCGAGCGCGGCACGAAGCGAACGTGGTCCAAGGATGGCACCGAGGTCGTGAGCGGGGTCCAGGTCTACCTCGACCGCGACTTCCCGACGCTGACGGCCGAGGGGCAGATCACCATGCCGGACGGGACCACGCCTCCGATCCGTGACGTGAAGCGTCACCGCTGGCCGAACGGAGCGCACAGCATCGAGGTGTACTTCTGATGCCGCAGCGCATCGAGGTACGGCGCAACGCTGTCACCGGAAAGCCGGGGGCGATCTGGCTTCGCGTGGACGAGAGAGGGCTAAACCGTCTCAACGACTGGTTCAACCGCGTCGCGGGGGACGTCGACGAGGAGATGTACGAGGAGATGGCGGCTGAGCTGTACGCCGTCCGTGACGAGTCGCTGCGACTCTGCCCAATCGACACGGGCCTGCTGCGCAGCACCATCTACGTCTACGTCCGTAAGTTCAGCGGCGGCTCGATGGCCGGTCAAATCTCCTACAACACGCCCTACGCGGTCTATGTTCACGAGAACCCGGACGCCTATCACAAGCCGCCGACGCAGTGGAAGTTCCTCGAAGTCCCGTGGAACCAGAGGCGCAACGGCATGGTCGGAGCGATCAAGCGCCGGGTGCTACGTCTAGTGAGGGGCCACTGATGCCGCTGCTCGACGACGTGGCGACCTATCTCCAGACGCAGGGCCTTGGTACGGTCAAGACCACCTCGGCGCAGACCGCTACCGCATGGCTCATTCTCAAGGGCGGCGGTGGCGAGAGCGACCGGCCTGACGTGATCGTGCTCTCCGAGTACGACGGTGGCCCACCCATCGACGAGATGGGACCGACGGTCGGGTCGGTGATTGCCGAGGAGGTTGGCCTCAACGTCTCGGCGCGGCACGCGGACTACTCGCAGGCGCGGTCCAAGGCCGAGGCCATCTGGACGAAGCTGCACAAGCTGGCGAACACGACGCTCGGCTCTACGCGCTATCTGCTCGTCATGGCGAAGGGGTCGCCAGCCCCAGTCGGACAGGACGGGAACAAGCGTTGGATGGTCGGCTTCAACTGCGCTGTCACGAAGGAGCGCGGGTGATGGACAGAGACGCGCTGCTGCTTCAGCTTCGAGCGGTTCGTGCCGCCGCGTCCGCGCTCGTTCAGCAGGTGGACGGAATCGCGGCCTCGCTCGGGCCATCGCCTGTCGAGATGGAAACCACCAATGGCTGCCCGCACCGAAGCCGAAAGAAGGTCGCCGACTTCGACGACCCGGAGCGGACCATGTGCGAGGACTGCGGGGAGATCATCCCCGGCAGCCCGCGCGAGACAGCGGAGGGCTAGATGGCTGTCACGAAGTTCACCGATGCACAGATTTTCCTCGGCAACTACAACGTGTCGGGGAAGCACAACCAAGTCTCCGTCGACTACTCGGCGGAGATGCTGGACGCCACCGCCTTCGGAGCGACGACGCGGCAGTTCCTGCCCGGCGTCTACGAATGGTCCGTCAGCGGTCAAGGGTGGTGGGAGGTCGGCGCGGTCTCTCCGGCCTTCGGCGATCACACCTTCTTCAGCCGGATCGGGGCCTCGGAGACCCCGCTGACTGTCGCTCCGGCGAACACGGACGGCGGCACCGCGTTCTTCGGGAAGGTCGTGAACCCGACGCTCAACTTCTTCGGCGCTCATGGCGAGCTGGCCCCGTTCACCCTGGACCACCAGCCCGGCACGCAGACGGGGAACTACCTCACGCGCGGCTACCTCGGGTTCCAGCCGACGCAGCGGGCGGCGTCCGCGAACGGCACCTACGTCCTGCTCGGCTCGACGGTCAGCGCCTCTCAGCGGCTCGCCGCCATCCTGCACGTCATCCAGTTCACGGGCACGTCGCTGGACGTGGTCATCGAGAGCGACGACAACTCGGGCTTCTCGTCCGCAACCAGCAGAATCGCCTTCACCCAGGCGACAGGGCTCACTTCGGAGTGGAAGGACGTGGCCGGACCCATCGCAACCGACACCTACTTCCGTGTCAAGACGACGTTCGTGGGGACCAACTTCACCGCTCTCGTCTGCTTCGGCGTGGCGAGCGCATCGTAAAAGGGAGGAAGCACAATGGCTGTAATCAAGTTCACCGACGCAGTGGTGACGCTCAACGGCACGGGCGGCCCGCCGCCGACCGGGGGAACGGCTCTCCCGCACGTGCGCTCCGTCACCATCGACTACTCCGCCGAACTCCAGGATGTCACGGAGATGGGCATGACCACGAAGGCGAACCTGCCCTCGCTGCTCGACTGGACCGTCACCGTCGAGTGCGTGCAGGACTACGCCTCGGGCAACGTCGACGCGACCCTGTTCCCGCTGGTGGGAGCGGCCGAGTTCTACATCCAGGTCAAGACGCAGAACACCACCGTCTCCACGACGAACCCGCAGTGGTACGCGAAGACGGTGCTGGAGAGCTACGGGCCGGTCACCGGCTCGGTCGGCGACGCACAGATCGTGCAGGCCGTGTTCCGCCCCGGCACGTCGGTCACGACCAACGTGCTGACCCGTTCCGTCACCTAGGTTTCCCCCTGACCTTCGCTGGAGTGGCCCCGAGGGGCCTGCCAGTCCAGCGGGGGAGCACCAAAAAAGGCCCCTCAACTCCCGCACCTGGCGGACCCATGAACCCGCCAGAAGGAGGATGCGATGCCGCAGCCGTACAACCTCGTACTCGGCAACGAGACGCTCGAACTCCAGTTCACCCTCGCCTCAATCGACTGGTTCAAGGCCAAGTCGGGCCAGCCGTTCCTCAAGGGCATCACGGACTACCTCGCGCCCGACACCGTCGTCTGGATGCTCCTGGCCGGAGTCCGCAAGTCCCGGCCGAAGCTGTCCTACGAGGACATGCAGGAGATCCTTCAGAAGTACCTCGACGATGGCGGGTCGTTCCCCGAGGTGACGGGCCGGATGTTCAAGGCTCTCCGCGCTCAGGGACTCCTCCGTCCTGACGATGAAGGCGAGGGCGAGGGCAACCGCCCTCCTCGCGCCCTCAACGCCTAGAGGCGCAGCCGTGGGTGCTGGCGGCCCGGCCCGAGCAGTTCGAGGAGCCGGTCTGCCAGCGCCTCGGTCTTGCCCCGGAGGTCTACTGGAACACGACGCCAGCGGACCTCTGCGTGATGCTGAGGGCCGAGCGTCGCAGGACGAACGTCGAGATTCGTAGGCTAGCGATGGCTGTCTCGTACATCACCGCCCCGCACGTCGACAAGACGCACCGCTCTGCGGTCTCGGCGAAGAACCTCGTGTTTTCCTTCGCTGACTACGACCCTGACCCGGAGGACGACCAGTGACCATCGAGAAGCTGCTCGTCGAGCTTGGGCTGGACCCGACCGACTTCAAGCGTGGCGCGAACGAGGCCCGGCGCGACATGGAGGGGCTGAACGAGATGCTCAGCTCCTTCGGGATGGTGGGCGTCGGCCTTACCGCAGCCACGGCAGGGCTGGCGGCCATCGCGCGGGAGGCCGTCAACGCGGCTGGCTCGCTGGAGCAGACGAAGATCGGCTTCTCGACCATGCTCGGCTCGGCCGAGGAAGCCAACAAGTTCCTCAAGGAGCTGGAGGACTTCGCCGCGCGGACGCCGTTCCAGTTCAATGAGCTGGTCACCGGAGCGAAGCGGCTGATGGCGATGGGCTTCGCGGCTCAGGAAGTGCGCCCGATGCTGGAGGCCGTTGGAGACGCGGTCGCCGCTCTCGGCGGCAGCGGCGAGATGATCCAGCGCGTCACCCTGGCGCTCGGCCAGATGAGAGCGAAGGGCAAGGTCAGCGCCGAGGAGATGAGGCAGCTCGCCGAGGCTGGCATCCCGGCGTGGCAGATGCTCGCCGACACCATCGGCACCTCGATCCCGCAGGCGATGAAGATGGCAGAGAGAGGCACGGTCAAAGCAGACCAGGCCATCGCCGGGATCATCGAGGGCATGAACAAGCGGTTCGGCGGCCTGATGGAGATGCAGTCGCAGACGCTCATGGGTCGCTTCTCGACCCTGAAGGACGAGCTGGAGTTCGCGCTGCGCGACATGGGCTCGGCGCTGCTGCCGTTCGCCGGACAGATGCTGGAGTTCGCCACCCTGTCCGTCAAGGGCCTCAAGATGCTGGTGGAGGGGTTCAACGCGCTGCCAGGCCCGGTGAAGAACATCATCATCCTCTTCGGCGGCGTCGCTGCGTCCATCGGCCCTGCGCTGATCGCCGTGACCGGCTTCATCAAGTCGCTGATGATGTTCCAGACGGCGCTCGCCACGGTGAACGGGGCGCTGGTCGCTCACAGAGCGGCCACGCTTGCGACCATCGACCCGCTGATGACCGCTGGCGGGGCAGCGACAACGGCGGCGGGCGGGTTCTCGGCGCTCCGGCTGGCAATCCTCGGTGCGGCAACGGCCTTCGGAGCCATCATTGTCGCCGCCGCCCTCTGGTACGAGAACAAGAAGAAGAAGGAGCTAGAGGACGCCGAGTTCGCCATGCGGATGCAGAGCCGCGTCGCGGCCGAGCACCTCAAGAACCTCGACGAGATCAAGAAGCAGTCCGAGGCGTCGCGGAAGGGGCAGACGCGCACGCTGATGGACCAGATCGACGAGGAGATCGCGGCCTATAAGAAGCTCTCGGCTGGCGGCTTCGACGCGGCGAAGAAGGCGGAGGAGGCCAAGCTCATCAAGCAGGCTGCCGACCTAATGGGCGTGGAGGTGACGGCGATACGCAACGTCACCCAGGCGCGCGAGATCCTCGCCGGGAAGTCGCGCTACGACGACCTCAAGAAGGAGCGCGAGGAGCACGAGAAGCTGGTCAAGGCGTTCCGCGAGAACGCGATGGAGGCCGGGAAAAACGCCGAGGAGACGAAGAAGATCGGCGTCGCGCTGGAAGCGGTCGGCAACTACCTCAAGATGTCGGACTCGGGCCTGCAACAGTTCACGGCGACGCTTCGGTCCTATGGCACAGAGGGCGCAGCGGCAGCCAGTCAGGTACAGGACGCCTGGGAGAGCGCCAACGAGGTCCGCTTGCTGGTGAGCCGAAACGTCGGCGGAACGCTTCTCGCTCCGATGGACACCTCGGCTGGTCGGGAAGAGGCGGCGGCAATGCAGAAGGCCCTCGACCTCGTGAAGCAGCACAACGCGGCACTCATGGATCAGGACAGGCTTCGAGGGGCCATTCGCAAGCTCTACGAAGGCAACGTCATCGACGAGGCGCTGTACCGCGAGTTGATCGGGCTGAACAAGGTAAGCGAGGGAACGGACAAGACCAAGGAGGCGACGGAGAAGTGGGTGGATTCCCTGTCCGACGCTCTTCAGGCGGCGGCGTCCCTCAAGACCATCTTCGGCAACACGTTTGGGAACATCGTCGCTCAGCTCGGGACGATGGCGAGCGGCTTCTCCAAGCTGTTCGGCAAAGGAGGGCTGCTCAGTCAGGGGTTCTCTGGACTCTTCGGGAAGAAGGACGCCGAGGGCAAGCTGCTCGGCGGGTTCGACTTCAAGTCCATCGTCGGCGGACTGGCTTCGGCTATCCCCGCCATCGGTGCGCTTGCTGGTCCGGTGCTTGGCGCGATCTCCTCCTGGTTCGAGGGCCGCAAGCTCAAGAAGATCGGCAAGGAGGCCGGTGCGGTGCTCGGCGAGTCCGTCTCCAAGGAGACCGCCAAGGCCATCAAGGAGACCTCGAAGGAACTTGGCGTGTCGATCAAGGAAGCCGCGCTGCTGAACCTCGACAAGGTGATGTCCGAGTCCAAGCGCCAGATGTCCGCCTTCGTCCCGCAGGTGATGGGTCTGCTCGACATCATCAAGAAGGGCGGTCCAGGCGCGGCGAAGGCGCTGGAGCAGGTCGGTCAGGCGTTCGGCAAGATCGCAGACGAAGCCAAGCGAACCGGCGTCGTCGGCTCCAAGGCCGTCACCGACATCCTCAAGGCGGCGCGGAAGATGGGCGGCGCGGCCTACACCGAGGAGATGAAGGCGTACACCGAGGAGAAGCTGAACATCGCCGTCGAGGGCCTCAAGAAGTTCGTCACCGGGATCTCGGCGCTGGACGGCGAGTTCGCGCGGATGGGCACCAACTCGGCAACGATCTTCATGGCGGCGTTCGGTGCGCTGGTCAAGGAGAAGGGGTGGGTCGAGGCGGTCGACGCTCTCGGCGAGACCTTCGATGCGCTGAAGGAGAAGTTCAAGAGCGTCTTTGGGGAGGACACGGCAGCCGTCGACGCCATCCTCGCCCCGTTCGAGAAGATGCGTGCGTACCTCGACAACGAGGTGCTGCGCGGGGCCATCGACGCGGCGACCGGGCTTCAGCAGATCATGGTCGGGCTGGCTGACGCGGGCTACCTAGACGCGGCTGCGTTCACGGCGATGCAGCAGACGGCCTACGACCTGTTCCTCCACATGACCGAGGGCGGCATGGACACTGCCTCGGCTCTCCTTACGCTGGCCCCGACGATTTCGGCAGCCGTCAGCGCCGCCGAGCAGTTCGGCGTCCCGCTCGACGCGGACATGCAAAAGCTCAAGGAGATGGCCGAGCAGAACGGCATCACCTTCGAGACCAGCCCGATGATGCGGATGGTGAACGCGCTGGAGGCTATCGCCAAGGTCCTCGGAGCAGAGCTTCCGAGCGCAGCGGCGTCGGCGTCTGCCGCGCTCGACAACGTGGCCCGAGACCGTTCGTTCAAGATCCGGTACAGGTACGAGTCCGAAGGCCCCGTTCCTCCTGGCGACCCTACCGACCGCAACGGCGACCCTGGATACGCGGCTGGCGGCGTCGCCTCCGGCCCGGAGAGCGGCTACTGGGCGCTGCTGCACGGCACGGAGGCCGTGGTGCCGGTCGACAAGCTCGACGCCTTCATCAAGAAGGTCTCGGGTGGCGAGGGCGGAGAGGGCGGCGGCGGGCAGACCATCGTTGTCAACGTCACGCTCCCTGGCGGCGAGGTGCTGAAGTACGTGGAGAAGGCGACGAAGGCCGGGATGGTTCGCGTCCACCCGAACGCACTGAAGGGACCCTTCTAGCATGGCAAGTGTCACCCCGCGTTTCCTCTGGCAGAACTTCCTTCACCTCACCAACACGGCGGTCACCGTGTCGAGCGAGGACACCAGCTTCCCGAAGCGATGGCTGCTCGACCCGCTCAAGACGATGCGCTGGCGCTCGAAGCTCGGCTGGACCGTTGTGGCGGGCTTCAACGACAAGCTGGACTTCGACGAGGGCGGCTCCAATCGCGTCGCTACGCTCACGGCAGGGACGTACACGACCGGGGCGGCCTACGCAACGATGCTCCAGACGGCGATCAACGCGGCTGCGGTCTCGAACACCTACACCGTCACCTACTCGGCGACGACGTTCAAGTTCACCATCGCTCGCGCCACGGGCAGCACGGCCGTCTCGCTGGAGTGGAGCACGGGCGCGAACGCCGGAACCTCGTGCGGGCGCGACATCGGCTTCATCGTCTCGGCCGACGACACCGGGGCCACGACCTACACCTCTGACTACGCCTGCTACCAGTCGAGGCAGTACGTCAAGGCGGACCTCGGCTCAGCCATGACCGTGAAGGCGCTCGGCCTCGTCGGAATGCAGACGCTCACCACGAACGGCCTCGTCCGGCTCCAAGGCAACGCGACCGACGCATGGACGAGTCCTTCCTACGACCAGAGCTTCGGCCCATCGGCTCAGGCGGACGACGTGATCGCGCACTGGCCTTCGACGTCGCAGACCTACCGCTACTGGCGCATCATGCTGGACGACCCGTACCTGTCCAGCGGCTACCAGCAGGTCGGCCTTGCGTACCTCGGGAGCTACCTGGAACCGACGCGAGCCCCGCAGTTCGGCGGCGTGACGGAGCAGCACCAGCCGCTCGCCGTCATCCAGCAGGGCGATAGCGGCGGCATCTTCACGGACAACAAGAGCCCGGCTCGAACCTTCAGCCTTACCTTTGTCATACTCCCCGACTCCGACCGCCTGCTGATCCAGGCCATGCAGAAGAGCATCGGTGCGAAGCCGATCTTCTTCGCGCTCGACCCGCAGAACGCACCGACCAACATCCTCTACGGAGCGGTCGTCGAGTACGGCGAGTTCGTGCACATGGCTGGCGGCGGAGCAACGACGGGCTACTGGTCCTGGCCTTGCCGGATTCTTGAGAGCCTGATGTGAGCGACCTCGGCCTTCAGTCCGGGCTGCCGACCTATGAGCAGCTCTGCGAGGCGTCGCATGGGCAGCGCAGGAGTCACTTCGTCCTGCGCCCGTCCGTCGCCCTCACGGACTGGAGCGTCCACTCCGGCAACTGCTATGTGTCGGAGCTAGATAGGCAGTACCGTGGCCTGCGCCGCGACGTGGTCGGCGTCAAGGTGCTGGACGAGGCCCCGCTCACTCGCGCCGAGACGCTAGCGGCCTGCATCAGCACGGCCAACACCTTCTACTACGATCCCGACGAGGAGTTCGCCTACCCGCTCTTCGTATGGGATTCCTCCTACTGGGACATCGGCGTGCTCGGAGGCACCGACCCCGACGACTCTCATTACTGGGACCAGTTCACGCGCGTCTACGTCAACCTCGGCGGCACTGACCCCGAGACGACGAGCGTGCTGTGCGAGTTGGGTTTCTACATCGGGCAGGAAGGGCTCGTGCAGCCGTCGCTCGGGGAGGATCTGCTCTCCATCGGGTCGTTCGAGACGCTGACCGGCTGGACGACGGCGGCGACAGCGCCCGACACCATCGCGCTCGACACGCCGCTCGCGCCATCGGGCAGCTACGCCGTGAAGCTGACGGCGGCGGGTTCGACCGGCGATAGCCTGCTCGCCTACAAGGTCTTGTCGTCTTCGTTCGTCGTTGGAAGGCGCTACCGGATCGCCGGGCACTACGAGACAGGAGCCGACAACGCGAACGGGCTCTCGGCGCAGTTCGCCGTCTACAAGTCGCCCGACTACATCCAATCCAACGGCCGCGACCACTCCTCGACGGCAGCGTATCCGGCGCTGGCGAACACCGGGGGAGTGACGCGACGCTTCACGTTCGACTTCATCGCGTGGGACACGGAGCTTGGTCTCTATCTCTACGCGGGCAAGACCGGGGCCTCGTCCTCGGGCTACGTCAAGTTCGATAACGTGACCATCCGCCGCATCTGGCGCTACGACACCTACGAGGCGCGGATTGCGCGAGACGACGTGCCATCGTCGCAGCAGTCCTCGCCCGGCATCTTCTTCTCGGGCAAGTCGGTCGGCGTCGGCGGGCTGAGCTTCCGCAACGCGGACGGGGCCTACGACCTCGCGCTCGGCCAGTTGACGTGGATCGGGCACACGGTCGAGCACCACATCGGCGGCTCGGTCCCCGGAGTCGGCACCGTGGACCGCGAGGAGTGGGATCAGCGATTCACCGGAATCATCCAGAACGTGACGTTCACGGACGAAGAGGTTGAGTTCGCTCTGGACGACGCCCGCACGCGCTTCCACAAGGACCTGCCGACCAACTTCCTGAGCGCCGAGGACGCGAACATCGAGTCGCAGTCGCGCGGCAAGCCGGAGCCGCTCTTCTTCGGCGGCAAGGAGAACATCAGACCCATCCGCATCGGGTACGACGCCACCTATTCGAAGTACCCGCTCTGCCTGGTCGCGGACTGCGCCGATGCCCCGAACGGCATCTACGCCATCGACGGCGTGTGGGCCTACGAAGGCGTGGACACGGCGACCGTCGTGGACACGGCGGCCCGTCTGACGCTGGCCGTTGTGTCTTCCGTCACCCCAACGCTTCCGCTGTTCAAGCCGCGCGTCGCCATGACGGAGACTTATCCCTCGTCCTACCAGACGACGTTGACCAAGGCGGCGTCGGCCTCGTGGACCGACAACGTGGCCGTCTCGACAGGCGTGCTTCACGGCGATGGCTACGTCGAGTTCGTGACGGGCAGCGCGACGGTGCAGCTCTGCCTCGGGCTGGCGACGCTCGACAAGCAGAAGCTCGACAAGGCCGACATCGACTACGGAGCCAACCTGAACGGCAGCGGCCAGCTCCAGGCCCGCATCCTCGACACGCTGACCGGCAGCACCTACGCGACCGGGACCACGACGAAGATCCGCGTGGAGCGCGTAGGCTCGACGGTCTACCTCAAGTACGCCGAGTCGCCCTACTCGACGTGGACGACGCTGCACACCTACGCCGCCACGACCTCGGCCCCGCTGTGCGTGAAGGTCTCCATCTACTCCTCGTCGGGCGTCGCTTCGTCCATCACGGTCCTCGGCTTCGGGCAGGTCAGCGCCGACCTCTCTACGGGGACCTTCACCGTGCGGGAGGACGTGGAGCCGGTTCGCGTCACGCTCGACAACCAGTTCCTCAACTTCGACGTGGGCGGCTCCGAACTCACGGCCACCATCCCGACCGGGCTGTACACGCGCAGGCAGCTCTCGTGCGAGATCGCCCATCAGATGAAGGCGCAGACCGGGGCATCGGCGCTGCACTGCTACTATTCGAACTCGACCAACTTCTTCACCATCTCGGCCCCGAGCGGCACGCTGAACCTCCGCATCACCACCGGCAGCAACAAGGACGCGAGCGCATGGGGTCTGCTCGGCTTCACGCGCGACGCGAACGACACGGGCGCGCTGACCTACAGCAGCAACGCTGCCGTGTGGGACGTGACGCAGATCGACAGCAAGATCATCCTTCGCGTCACCGGACGCGGGTACAAGGACGACGCTCTCGGCACCTACACGGGGACGGCAGACGCGCTTATCCAGAAGGGGACGGACATCGCTCGCGCCATCATTCGGCGCTGGCTGAAGCGCCCGGCGTCGGAGATCGACGAGACCACCTTCACGGCATCGCGGACCACGGCCCCGGAGTCGCTGGCGATCTATCTGCAAGCGCAGGAGTCCTCGCAGCGCATCTTCGAGCGGCTGGAGAGCAGCAACGCCGCCAACATCATCATCGGCGGCGACGGCAAGGTCTACTACATCGTCAACGCCTACGACAACGAGGAGGTGCCGCTTACGTCGCGCATCGAGGAGCGCGACTACCTGGCAAAGCCCGTCTTCGAGCGCAAGATCGAAGAGGTCTTCCGCACGGTCATCGTCAAGTACAACCAGCGGCCCGACAACGGGAACTGGGAGTTCACGACCGCGACCGACCCGACCGTCGCCAACAAGTACCAGCGGATCGAGACGAAGGAGATCGAGACCTACGTTCGCTTCCTCGCCCCGGCGACCACGCTGGCGGGCCGGATGCTCGTGCTCGCGCAGCGGCCTCCCGTTCGCGCCCGCGTGGTCACTCACTCCAAGCTGTTCCGTCGTCGGATCGGCGACATCGTCTCGGTCACGCGCAAGCGGGCGCTGGCCCAGGACGGCACCTTCGTAAACAAGCCGTTTCGCATCATCGCCATCGAGCCGAACGCCATCGAGGGCCGCGTGCAGGCAGACCTCGTGGAAGCTGAGGCGCTGGTCGCTGGCGTCAACTGCATCTCCACATGCCAGGAGCTGTGCCAGCTCTCCACGCAGAGCGAGTGCTCCGTGGTGTCGCAGACGTCCTGCGTCGTCGTATGCCAGAGCAACTGCATGGTGTCGTGCCAGAACTGCGGAGAGAGCGGGTTCTGCCAGACATCCTGCGAGCTAGTCTGTCAGGCATGCGGGCAGACCGGCTTCTGCCAGACCTGCGGTCAGGTCGGCTTCTGCGAGGTCTGCGGTCAGGCGGCGGGGCCATGTCAGACTGTCTGCGAGCTTGGATCGCAGACCTGTTCCGAGGGCTGTGAGGTTTCCTGCCAGCTCTGCGGAGAGTCCGGCTTCTGTCAGACATCCTGTGAGGTGGCGTGCCAGGACTGCGGGCAGGCGGCGAACTGTCAGACGTGCGCTCAAGGCGTCGGATGTGAGACGTGCGGTGAAGCGGCGGGACCGTGTCAGACTTGTGCTCAGGGTGTCGGGTGCGAGAGTTGCGGTGAAGCGGGAGCCTTCTGTGAGGTGTGCGGCCAGTCGAGCGGCCCATGCCAGACGACCTGTCAGCTAACAGGGTGCGAGACGGCGTGTCAATTTTCCTGTCAGACGGAGGTCCAGACAGACATACCATGAAGCCCACCGGCCAGCGACACATCTGGCTGTGCGTCACGCGGACTTGCAATCTCGCGTGCACGTACTGCTATCAGGGCAGCCACGTTCACGTCCCCGACCGGCTCACGAAACACATGAGCGTCGAGGTGGCGCAGAAGGCTATCGACTGGTCGCACGAGTGGGCGCAAGGCCCGCTGACGGTCTGCTACTACGGGGGCGAGCCGCTGCTGCGATTCGAACTCCTCAAGCTGATCCCCGAGTGGCGCGAGGCCCGCAAGCAGCGCGGCCTTCCCTCGCTGGCCGTCTCCGTGACGACCAACGGGACGCTGCTGACGCCCGAGGTCCGCTCCTTCATGGATAAGAACGGCGTCGGGATGCTGCTCTCGCTCGATGGGCCTAAGCGGTTCCACGACAAGAGCCGCCCGTACCACTCCGGCGTCAAGTCCTCGTGGGACCAGATCGACCCACTGAGCGTCCTCAAGTGGAGGCCACGGCTGGAGATCGCATGGCAGTTGGACCCCAGGAACTTCGACCCTGCCAGCGGCGCAGAGCAGATCACCCCCGACGTGGTCCGCGAGATGATGGAGATGGGGTTCCGCAACATCAACTTCAACGTGAACTGGCTCGACCGCTGGTCGGAGGTCGCCCGCTGGAACGTGCAGTGGCTCTTCAAGAGCCTCACGCTCTGGATGCTGGAGCGACAGGCGGCGATGGAGCGCAACGACCCGAAGGCCCACGAGATCGGCCTCGGCTGCAACTGGTTCGGGAAGCTGAGGAAGGCCCTGGAGACCGACGTGAAGATGGTCCAGCCCTGCGGCACGGGCCTGATGATGGTCGGCGTCTCCCCCGAGGGCTGGCTCTATCCGTCGCAGGAGATGGTCTACACGGTGGAGAAGCCCGACCGCGCGCCGGGCACGAGCGAGTTCTACCGCATCGGAGACCTGAACAAGACCCCGGTACTGGACGTGGTCAGGCTGGCCGAGGTCTCGACCATCAGGACCGAGCAGATGCGCCCGCCCGCGCCGTTCAAGTGCGAGACCTGCGTCGCCAAGAGCGCCAGCATCGGCGGCTGTCACTGCCGCTACGTCGGGCAGGACGGAATGGACCCGAGCAACCGCTTCGACGTGACGCCCGGCTACTGCGAGTCGACGGTCGCCATCCATGCCGGGATGCTCATGGGGGCCTCAGTCGCCCGCTGGATCAGGCCGCAGGGCTGGAGCGGGAAGCCCTACACGGGCTCTATGGAGGGCTTCGGGGCCTACAAGGGGGGAGGGCCTACCCCGGCCGCGAAACCCCTGCCTGCGGCCAGCCAGGGGCCTTCTCCGGCCGGTCTGGAGCTTGCCGCCGTGCCCGGTAATGGCAAAACGCAGCCCGCTCGCGTTGAGGGCGTCGAGGCGCTCGTTCGCAAGGTCATCCGCGAGGAGCTGAGCCGCTCGCCGCTCGTGCGGATAGAGGAGGTCTGACATGGCGCTCGACCTGACCAAGCCGGTAGCGAACAGCAAGGGCGCGAGCGCCGAGATGCGGGCCAACTTCACGGCCCTCGCTCGCGCGCTCGGCCACGTCAGCCTCGTCCGCGACGGCGGTTTCCGCGTGTGGGCCGAGAGCGACAGCGCCGCACCCTCGCACTACACGACCGTAGGCACTGTGCCGACCATCGCGCGGGTCGGAACGATCACGGGCACGCTCGACGCCAGCACGGACACGGACACCGCCTACGAGAGCGGAATCGAGAGCACAGCCAAGGTCGGCGACATCTTCCGCAATACCACTCGCAGCAAGACGCGCCTCGTCACGGCTGTCGGCACGAACTACGTGGACCTTGACTCGGCCATCACGTCTCAGGCCAGCGGCGACACCTTCTACTTGATTCCGTGTCTCTATCCACACAACGCCCTCAAGCTGACGCGCGGCGCTAGCGCGGGAGGCGTCAAGCAGATCGTCCTCAACGCGACCGATGCGCTGGAGTGGCTCGGCCGGTTCCGTGGCGGCTACGTTTCCATCGGCTGCGCTGTTCATGCGCTCGTCGGATCGAACGCGCGGCTCGCCATCTACGACGGCGTTGACACGACCTACAGCGACTACCATACGAACGTGGCCGGGTGGGAATGGCTCGAAGTCGTCCATCCGTTCGACGATGACTGGAACACGCTGGAGTTCCACATGCTCGTCGAGGCGTCGTCGAGCGCCGCGTGCTTCTCTGGCCTGACGGGTCTGCTCGGCGACGCTGCACCGCAGGGGTACATCCCCGGTCGCGTGCAGCCGGGACTCATCCAGTTCACGTATCCCGGCACGCCAGTGGTGGACAGCGGCTCGCCGAACGGCTACCAGCGAGTCACCCTCGGCTGGCCCGCGTGGATCTCGGGTGTGAGCGCCTCGATGTCGGACCCGACCGACTCGACGGCGATGACCGTCGATCTCTACAAGTACGAGAGCGCGGCGTGGGCGTCGATCCTGTCCTCGGCCATGAGCATCGGCACGTCCGGTGTCCCCTCGTCGCATCCGGCCTTCAGCAGCTACAACAAGCAGTGCCTCGACGGGCGCATCGCGCTCGACACGCCAGCGGCAGCGTACTCCGAGATCGGCAGCAAGATCACCGGCGCGGGCAGCGGCACGCTCTCGGACCTGCGCGTGCTGATCCACACGCTGCAATACTTCGGGGCACTCGACGGCCATCAGCGCCTCGGCAGCTTCGGGAGACAGTAGGTGCCCGGCCCGATCACCGCGAAGCTCTCCCCGAGCGCCTACGACAGCGGCAGCGGGGCGTGGAGCGCGACCGGGGGCTCGATCCCCGACATCCTCAAGGACGCGAGCAGCGGGACGTATCTCTACAAGTCGATTCTGTTTACAGTCGGTGGCACCCTCTACACGTTCTACTACACGCTTGAGGACATCCCGACGTTCGCGCTCGATGTTGGAGCAGCAAAGGCCCTCTGTTGGGTCGGAGTCCAAGTTCCCTACGACGGAAACTGCGAATTCAAGGCCGGTTTCCGAACCGATGGAGGCTCGGATAGGTGCTGGCACGGAGCGTATCTCTACTATCCGTCCACGAGCGGAACCTACGGCGCGAACAACTCGCTGGTGGACATCACGAGCGTCTCGCCGCACTACGGGTCAGGCACCTACAATCCGACCACTCCGACACAGGTGAACGCGATCAAGGCGTTCTGGCTTTGCGACGCTCAGGCAGACCCGCAGGATTCAGCCAACGAGTATCTCTACGAACACTACCTCCAGATCCAGTATGGAGTGCCATCAGGGTCAGTCCTCCACAACGTCGCCTCGTTCCTCGGGCCGATCTTCGGGGCGGCGCTGACGTGGGCCGAGTGGTGCAGGATGCGGACGATGTTGGCCGACAGCCGCTACATCATCACCCGGAGTGACGGACGACGGCACGGCCCTATCGTCATGGACGACGAGGAGGCCGCGCGGTGGTGGCGCGAGCTACGGGATATCAGCTTCCGGCCGAAGCGGTACTTCGATCTTCGCGGGCTCTGCCCCGCATAGGAGGACAGGATGGCGCACGAGAACGCAATCAGGACGGTGACGCGGTGCCGCACGGCGGCGAAGCTGCTGCAAGAGGCGATGGACGCGGCGGCGGCGGCAAACGCCGAGTACACGGCAATGGGCGGCATCGGCTCGGCGGGACCGCTGGACGACTACCTCGCGGTGGCCGCGAAGGACGGCACGGTGCCGTCGCTCGACTTCACGGCCTCGGAGTTCGCCACGGGCGTCGCCAACATCAACTCGCTGGCGGGCGAGGTCGAGGCTGTGCTGCCCGCGCTGGTGAAAATCAAGGGCTAGTCGCGGTGCAGGCAGGCGTCGGGCTGGCGGTTCGTGGAGTGGATCTCGTTGTGGAGGTAGGTGCGCCGCGCTCCCGCGAAGTCGTACTCCACCCGCCAGCGCCCACACCGGCACAGGCCCACCGTGACGGTGTCGGCGGAACCAGCGCCAGGCACGAACGGCTCAGCCCGCAGGAACATCAGGTAGCCGCCGACCGCCCGCACGTCGCTCTCGCTGGTCATCGGCGTGGTGGTCCGAACGCGCCCGGCCTTCATTCTCACGCTCACAACAGCCCCCTTCCGCTCGCATGGCGCAGGCGGTGCTCGATGAGCGCCGCCTCGCCGAAGATCGACTCGATGCTCGCCTCCAGCCGCTCCCGCGTCTCGGCGCGGAGACGGTCCCGGTTCTCGGCGAGGTAGCTCTCCCGCCAGCGCACGCGGTCCTCGGCCAGCGCCGCCTCATGGTCGCGGCCGACGCACTCGCACGTCACGCCGGGGACCTCTAGGCACTTGTCGCCTTCCGGTCCCATCTCCGGGTCGCACTCGACTCCCGTCCAGCGACCGCACTCGTCGCACAGCGACAGGTAGATGCCGCTGGAGAGAACCTGCCCGTGGTGGACGTAGTGGTGGCAGTGCAACCGGACCTCGCCATCCTCGGCGAACCCGACCACGGACTCGACGGGGAGGAAGCGACCGTCGTCCATCAGCACGGGCACGCCGGACTCGGCGTGGCAGTGCGCTCCCTCGGACTCAACGAAGGCCCGCCCGCCCCCGCACTCTCGGCATTCGCTGGTGTGCATCTGAGCCTCCCTACCTGCTAGACGCCGCACCGCCCCCGGCCTGACAGTAAGAGGAGTGGGCCGCCCCCGGCCCCCCGGCGACCGGCCGGGGCCTGCCGGGGGCTTTCGGGGGGCCTCCTGGCCGCCTACGAGGGCCGTGGAGGGGCTTTCGGGGGGCGGCTAGGGCTGGTGGCCTACGCCCCATTCCCCCGCCCCGCCAAGGGCCTAAAGGCCCGGAAAGCCGCCAAAAGCCCCCGAAAAAGGGGGTTGACTCCCCTACCTTTCTTTAATAAAGTTCCGTTCGGCGGGCAGCCGCCGGGCTCATTAAAAACCCACCGGGAAGGGCAAGCGGGACCGAGCGCGAACGGCCACCGGGTGCCGGGGCTGGCGAGGCCCGGCGACGGCGGAAGCGGAACGCGACGGCGAGACACCGCAGGGACCCGAGGGAAGCAAGGGCGCGACGCGTGCGCGGCCAGTAGCCGCCGAAGAGCATCCAAGAGCGACAGCCGCATCCACGCGACGCGCTAGATCAGCCACCCTCGTGGAACCAGCCCTCAGCGGGGTGGGCGAGAATCCACCCCGCGCGGACGCAGGGAGCAGACCTTGCCCCACCCGCGCAAAGCCGCCCAACGGCGACACGCGCGGTGCAGCGAAAACGCCGCCGACCATCAGATGTCGGGCTCGCGGCGGGGCACACGGTCCCCCACCAGGATTCGCAGCCTGAACCTCGACGCCGCACCGACCGCACCGGCCGCCGAAGTGCTTTCAAGAGCTGGTCGGATGGTTCGAAAGGAAGCCAGCGACGAGGAGGATGGGGAGCAACCGCGACGAACGATCTCCAGCCCTCGGAACCAGAACCGAGGCGGTGTTCCTGACAGGCGATCCGCAGGGGCAGCAGCCACGGCGCGACTGAGAGGCGCACGGGCTGCCGCCTCCCCGCTAGGGTCGAGGACCATGGACTCCGAGCGCCGTTCGGACGGGCCGAGTAGCGCAGAGGCGCACCTTGAAAGGGTGCTGCGCGGAAGGAGCCACCCGGTCGGACGGGACGCAGGAGACTTCGACCCTAGCGTGGAGGCGAGGCCGCTCCCGATGCTCACGAGCGCACGCCGGGCGAGCGGCGTGAAGAGCCGGAGGAAGGAGCGGCCGAACCTTTTGACTGAAGGAATGGAGGCCGACAATGGCGAAGACGAAGCTGGAGAAGATCCGCGAGCGGGCAAGGGCGCAGTTCGAGGCGGTCGAGGCGGTCCTCAAGAAGTTCGTCCCCGGCGACCTTGGCGGTCTGGTGGACGCGGTCATCGAGGAGGACCGCGACGGCCGCATCGTCAACAGCCTGATGGTCAACCTCGGGCTGACGCGGGTCGAGGCGCTGGAGGTGAAGGACGCCCTCAACGGGACGCCCTGCGCGAAGTGCAAGAAGTGGGTCCCGGCTCGCCGGGAGCGCCTGACCGTTTGCGAGGCGTGCAGGCCCAAGCCGTCCGTCAACTGAAGAAGGGAGACCGACAATGCCGAGCATCTTCAAGACGTGCCGTTCCTGCAAGACGCCGGACCTGACGGTTCGGTGGCGGGGCGCGTTCCACATGGCGCTCTGCTCCCCCTGCGCCCTCGACGCCGAGCGCGAGGCCGTGAGGCAGGCCGCCGAGAGCCTCAAGGCCAGCGTCGCCGACTTCGAGATGGTCCGCCTCAGCCCCAAGGCCGCCGCGCTCGCGGCGAGGGGGTGACGCCATGACAGTGAACGTGGTGGCCGTGAGGCGGGACGGGCTAACGGTGACGACGCAGGCCGAGGGCTGCGTCGAGGCGGGGCGCGAAGTCCTCCGATGGGTGAGGGGCGGCTTCTACACGAAGGATGGCTTCTCGGTGGTGCTCTTCGGGTACCCGGACGACCCGCACGCGAAGCTGGAGCAGTACAGCGTCAGCGAGATCCGCGCGATGGTGGAGGAAGAGGAGCGCATCCGATGAGCTACTGGATGGAGCCGCCCGACTCGCCGCCCGAGGACGACGTCGTCAACCGCGCCGAATGCGTCGGCTGCGGCGTCGCGCTCGACCCCAAGCTCGACCCGGCAGAGGGGCCGTTCCTCTGCGACGACTGCCATGGCCCGGAGGAGGAGGACTGATGCACCCGCGAACGACCTACTGCCGCGCCTGCGACCGCTTCTACACCTCCGAGGTGTTCTGCGCCGTGAAGCACGGGCCGGACGAACCGGCCTGCGCCTCGGAGCCTTGCTTCTTCCACGCGGCAGAGGAGGAGGACGGGCACCCGATGGCGCAGCAGGACGACCTCGACCCGGAGAGCGGGCCAGAGCGCCAGCCGCACAGCCATGCCCCACAAGTTCGACTCGCGCCGGAAGTGGTGGCGGCGCGAGCGCAAGCGCCGCTGCCGTCGCCGCCACGGACGCGCCATCTGACAAGGAAGGGAGACCGAAGATGAAGAACCTGAACCACGAGGCCGCCGTCGCCCGCGCGAAGCGCGCGGCGCAGCAGTTCCACAACCAGCCGTTCGCGTCCTTCTTCACGCACCACTTCGAGGAGAAGTACGAGACCGAGGCCCGCCGCGCCGCGTGGCGCGAGAGCAAGCGCCGCAGCCGCGCCCGCCAGCGCAAGGCGGCGGCCTTCGAGCGGGCGTGCGAGGAGCAGGCCGGGCACCTGCTCGACGGGCGCGTCATCAAGCCGATCCCGGCGAGGGGGTAGCCATGGCGACGGTTCGGTTCGGCGCACGCTGCGACGGCGAGTTGGACCGCGACGACGCGGACGGGGTGGCGGTTCTGGAGCGGCGACGCTACTGCCCGGAGCAGGCGTGCGACATCTGCAACGGCTCGGCGCAGCACGCGGAGTGGTGCCCGGAGGCGCAGGCTGAGGCCGAGGGCGACAAGGTGGACGCGGCCTACGAGCGGCTGCGCGACACCCTGGACGATGGCGAGTTCGCCCCTGACGGGGCGCAGCGCGACGTGCGGCGCGAGGAGGAGTGATGCACGACACGATGGCGCGGAACAAGCTGCTGAGGGCCGTGCAGGACATCCGCCCGCTGCTCGGCGAGATCGTCGAGGCGCTGGAGCAGCCGACGGTCGACCACCGCGAGGTGAAGGAGAAGCTGGACGGGATCGAGACCGAGGTGGCAATCGCCAAGGACGCTGCCGCGTGGTTGGGTCTCTAGGAGGGAGCCATGTACGCTGCCAAGGGCTGCGAGAAGTACGCCGAGCTGTTCACCTGCCTTGAAGGAGCCACGGTCGAGAGCATCATCGCCGTCCCCGACGGCTTCGGCGGCGGGCCGATCTTGGGCCTGACGTTCCGCCTCAAGGATGGTACGCCGATGGCCGGATGGGTCCAGAGCGACGCCGAGGGCAACGGCCCCGGCTTCCTGTCGCTGACGACCGAGGGGCTGGAGGGCAAGTGATGGGTGCCTGCAACTTCAGTCAGTACGAGGCCGTGCGAAAGGGAGAGCACGGACCTGACGCGAAGACCTGCTTTCGCCGCGCCGTCGAATCCGCTCAGTGGGAGCATGGGCACGGAGGCTACACGGGGACGCTCGCCGAGAAGCATGGCTTCGTGATGATCGAGCCTCCGGTCAGGAACCTGAAGGCGGCCTACAAGCGAGCGCACGAGCTTGTGATGGACGACCGCGTCAGCGACAAGTGGGGACCGGCTGGCTGCATCCGCGTCGGCGCGGGGAAGCGCCCGCACGGGTTCCTGTTCTTCGGATGGGCCTCCTCGTGAGCGGTAGCGGCTGGATCGGCATGGCGAATCAGGTCGAGCACTTCCTTGCGGTCGTCGGTGCGGATCGGGACGAGGAGGGGCGCTTCCTGATCGGCGGGCCGAGCGCGGTCGTCTCGTTCATGGGTGCAGGCGAGGAAGTGGTGGTGCCAGCCGATGCCGTCTACTTCGTCGGCGGCAAGCCGTGCCCGCTCGTTGCCGGTCTGCGGACGACGAGCTACGGCATGGGGGTGGTGGTGATATGAGCGGCATCGACTGGACGGGCTTCGTCGACATAGCCGAGGAGAAGGCGCGGTTCGTAGCCGAGACCGAGCAGCGGCTCAAGCAGGCGCTGGCGGCGCTCCCGCCGCGCCCGCTGGTCCGCATCGTCTACAAGGACCGCCATCGCCTGAACGAGGGCGACCGCTTTCGCTTCATCGGCGGCGACGGCACCATTTTCGAGGTGACGCGCGTCTCGCCCTGCGCCGCCTACTACCGCCGTGAGGCCGAGCACCGCGTCATCCGCAGCAAGCGAACCGGCCAGGTGCTTGCCGAGTTCGAGGCGCCCGGAGAGGCCAGAGCCATCGCACCGACGGCCTTTGTGGAGGTACTCAAGTGAGGTGCCCGGCCTGCGGCGACCGGCTGCGCTGGAGCGACCTCTTTGCGAGGTGGGAGTGCTTCCTGCTCCTCTTTTTTGGTCTGCCCAAGGAGTAACCCTGATGGCGACGAGGTGCATCACGGAGTTCCGCGACGGCGACCATCTGGTCGCTCTGCTGTACCGCTCGATGGATGGCTGGCCCTATCACCACGGCGTCGACCTCGTCCGGCTTCTTCGAGGCCGCAAGGTGGTCGGTAGCGCGTGGGGCCGCACTTGTGACTTCGAGTCGTTCGGCGACCTCACCATCCGCGTCATCGCCGGATTGAAGCAGTTGACGGGCGAGCGACTGGCAAAGTGGTGGACAGACCCGGTGTGGGAGCAAGGCCGTTCGGCCTGGGATTACGCTGGCCTGCTAGGGTTGCTGCCTCTGGCGGAGAAGGACCGCTCGGTCGACTTCTTCTACCGAGTCTGGAGCACCA